GGAACATCGCTTAAGTTAAGCGGAGTACAAATTGTGTCTGTTAAGGGTCAGGCTGGTATAGATGCTGGAGATCTAAATGAAGAAGAGATAGCCGGACTATTTGGTAAGACCAAAGGCTTTAAGTCTGGTGATCCTAACGTTGTTGTAGATACAACTCCAAGTAGTGTCGAAGACGACGACTTCTAATGGCATTTCGATCACAACTAGAAGAAAAGGTTGCTGATCTATTAGTAGAGTTAGGTGTTAGTTATGACTATGAAGACCACAAGTTAGCATATACCATACAACACCTATACACTCCTGATTTTGTTTTACCTAATGGTGTCATCCTAGAATGCAAAGGCTACTGGGATCCAGCTGATAGAAGAAAGATAAGACAAGTCAAAGAAGACAACCCTGATATAGATCTTCGTATGGTTTTTCAAAATCCATATAACAAGATCAGTAAAAAATCTAAAACCACCTATGCACAATGGTGCAAACGGTATGGAATTTTATGGTGTGCATACCATGCCATACCCGTTGATTGGCTGACATGACTGAAAGCGAATTTATACGACACGAACCATGTAGTAATTGTGGATCATCTGATGCTAACGGCATATATACAGATGGTCATACTTATTGTTTTAGCTGTCAGGCTAGGACGGCTGGAGATGGGCAACAACACACTCATCACATGCAAAACAATGTCACTTTTAAAGGATCAGCCCAAAGGCTGCAAAAACGAAACATCAGTGAAAAAACCTGCGAAAAATACAAAATCTATCGAGACGAGGCACACTTACGCTTCCCTTATTTCGATGGCTCTGGACGTTTACAAGGATTCAAAACAAAAGACAAATTAAAAAGTTTTAAATATGAAGGAGTTTCCACTGACACCTTATTTGGTCAGCACCTCTTTCCTAGCTCTGGTAAACGTATTGTTATTACTGAAGGTGAATTAGATGCTGCCAGTTGTTATGAAGCAATGGAAGGCTGGCCGATGGTCTCTCTTCCTCATGGTGCTGCATCAGCCAAAAAGGACATCCAGAAACAAATACCCTTACTTCAAGGCTATAAAGAAATCGTTCTCTTTTTTGATAAAGACGAAGCGGGAAGAAGAGCGACGGAACAAGTGGCTGCTATCTTACCGCATGGGACAGTTTCGATTGCTAATCTGGCGGATCCTTACAAAGATGCCAGTGATGCTTTACAGGCTGGTGATAAAGGTGCTATTTGCCGTGCTATATGGGACGCGAAACCTTATCAACCTGATGGTATCGTGGATGGGAAATCGTTACTAGATGCAGTAACAACCCCAAGTCCTCCCTGTGATCACAAATATAAGTGGGCTGGACTACAAGAGAAAACTCACGGTATTAGATACGGTGAACTTACCACGATTACAGCTGGAACGGGTCAAGGTAAAAGCACTTTCTGTAGACAATTAGCTACAGAGTTATTACAAGAAGGAGTCAAGGTAGGTTACATCGCATTAGAAGAATCTAACAGGCGAACGGCACTAGGACTTATGTCCGTAGCTGTGGGAGAAGCCCTGCACCTTGGCGAACACAATTACGAAACATTAAAAAATGCCTACGATTCCACTATCAATGGTTGGCAACTTTATTTATACGACCATTTTGGTAGCTTATCTTCGGATATTATCTACAGTCGAATTGAATATATGGCACTCGGGCTGGATATAAAAGTTATATTTTTAGACCACCTATCCATATTATTGTCCGGCTTAGACGGAGACGAGCGAAGAATGATAGACCAGACGATGACCAACTTAAGAAGTTTGGTTGAACGTACTGGCATCACACTATTTCTGGTGTCTCACTTGAGACGGACTCAGACTGATAAAGACCACACCGATGGTGCAAAGGTTAGTCTGGGACAACTACGCGGAAGCCAAGCTATAAGCCAATTATCAGATACTGTACTTGCCCTTGAACGAGATCAGCAAGCTGGTGATGACACATCTACTTTAAGAGTATTAAAGAATAGATACAGCGGTGAAACAGGCGTGGCTGCTGCACTGAAATACGACAAAAACACTTGTAGATTCAATGAAACTACGATTACACCAATTTTCAACCCAAGCACAGACTTCTGAGTTGAAAAAACCAAACCCACCCACAAAAGAAGCAAAGAAAAAAGCAAAGTTTGTGGATAAGACTTATGCCGGAAAAACAAATGCTGGTGTTTGACTGCGAAACCAACGGACTATTACATGACGT